AAAAAACTAAAGCGTTAGATTTTTTTACATCACCACCAGTATACGAACTCATCCACAGCACATCATACCAAAGGTCAGGGGCATTTAGGTTATCCCCATTATTACCCCTAAGCATTTGGAGTTGTAGTTTTCCAGATCCGAACCAATTGGGTTTTTCTGGTCCGCCACTATTATATCCAGCGCCTAAATATTGTTGATTATTGTAAGCTTTATGATTTCCCCAATTATACGCCTCTTTCCAATTGGCTGTATTTCCATACGAAGAGGTTGCAATACTTGCAACATTTAAATCCTTGGTTGCCTGCAATAACTTATTGGTATTACTCCAAATCATCACCCCACCATCAATAGGGCTATCCTCGCGCGTAGCAATAGCCTCCAAACTATCCTTTTTACCCAATTTTAGTAAAGGCTTTGTACCTTCTACAACACCCAAATAATAAGGGTCAGCAGAGCCTCGATTAATCTCAATTCCTGAAAAAGCAATTGAAGTACCAGGAATAACTCCAGTAATTTGGCTGCCTGGTTCACCAACATTCAATTGCATTAAATTACTCTCAACATTCAAATGCTCGGCGTGGGTTTCGTATGCTGAGCCATTTTGTATAATGTTTCCATTAATGTAGAGGTCGGCGTTTATGGTTTGATCGTAATCGTAAGTATTTACAGCATCGCGGCGAGCATAACTGGCAGCAACAACACCACCCAATTTATCGGCATTATCAACCGAAAGGGCAGCAGCTTGGTATTTAATGTAACCAGCTTCAACAGAAAGAGCGTCGAGAAGTGGCTTTTGACTTGCCACAGGAACATCAACTTTTTTGGCATAATCTTGCAAAATAGCCGGATTGAATGCGCCAGTGCCCGAACCCGAACTGCTCGAACTAACCGACACAGCAAAAGAGTCGCCCTGTGCCACCTGTCCGTCGCGCCTACGCTTAAAAATCTTTCTTTTTTGTATGTTGAGAGTAGTCATATTACAAGCTGTTAATCGTTAAGTCATCAGGTAAAACCTCTAACCAAGTACCGTTTAATGTTTGCCTTTTATCGTTATAAGTGCCGCCCATGCACATTAATTTTTTACTGCCAAGCGAAGTGCTCGGGTAAGTCAGCACCGAATGAAAACTCAATATCCCATCAATATTTTCACCATTACCATTAAAGAAATTGGGGGATTCGAGTGTCCCCATTAGTTTTTTAAGGCTGTCACGATAATTACTTTCAAAAGCCCGAAGTATTAGTGTTGTAATTTCGTGGCTTTCGGTATCACCCAAAACTCGCCACAAACTTGTAAAGCTGTTATCAAGCAAATGAATGCCACCTTTATCGGTACAATTATTTTCCTTACTATCTCCATGAATCATTTCAACAGTTTCAGCCTCGTTTATCCAATCGTCATCAATTTCTGCCACTATTTCGATATCAGAATAATCGGCAGCAACAAAATTGAACGACCTACGACCACTTTGAGAGGTGTAACGAGTAATATCAACCGCCTCAATCTCTATGTTTCGAATTCGAATATTATCAATGGCACCACTATCAACTGGTGTTCGGTTGTTATCCTTATAAGCAACAAATTGTTTTAGTATCTGTAGCTTTATTCTACCGTGCGGACAATTCCCTGGTATCATTACTTCTACCGTTTGCCAACTATCGGCAATGTTCGATGTTTTCGAGGTTTTAAAATATTCAAGGCTCGAATTGACTGACCAAGTCCACGGATCAGCCGAAAAACCATCGGGGCGTTTGCCATCAATTTCGATATTAAAATAGCCACGGATATCAAAAACCTTTTTCGACTCCTCGTCGGTGTCGAATTCATTGTTTTTTGTAGCTGCATAAATATCAAAACTCACTTTAAAACCTTGCTGGGCAACTCCTGTTACCAATGGTCCTGTTTCGTTATTTTCAATTAATACAACTTCGCCCGACACATTCTCAAAGGGCAATTTAAAATACACTTGGTTTTCGTCCACTTCCTCTTCTTTTGTGCCCGAAAAGGTTGCACCGTTTAAAAACTTCCAGCCTTTAACTCCGGTTACTCCTTTCAGTTCAAAAAAGTCGCCAACATCATCCCATTCGTGATCACCTTCCCAGGTATCTGCATCATCAAAATCGGAACTTTCAATAACTTGCTCCGGAGCATAAGGCGAATACTTTAAAGTAGCCCGGCTGTATCCTCCAACCGTATCGGTATTCTGATCGCTTGCATACCAATCGGCTTGTGTAGGAATGGTAAGAACAGGATTAACCGTTTGCAACACCTGTGCCGATGCTTCGCTTGTGTATCTTCTACGCTCATAACTTCCTGTAAGCAGTGGCACACTAACGATATTAAAGCAGCTTTCATTCTGAAAACAAATAGCTCGCTGGGTGCGAACTATCGCGTTAAGAACTTCACGACAATTGAGAGCTTCGCCTTGCTCGTCGTAGTAGTTGTTGCAATCCAATTTCATTTGATGAAAAGGACTTATAAGCGTGTTCATGCTATCCTCGAAAGTATCCAATCCCAAATACACATAGTGAAAATTGATATCAAGTTTATCCAGGATAATCCATATAATTTCCCATGCTGTTTTTAAGTCGGTGTAAGCATTGCCATTTTCATCCTTAAACGGTATGCGCTCCATAACCGCAAAGCCATCGTTAAATTGAAGAGTTACCGGGTAATCTTTATTCCTATCGAATTGCTCGCTGGATACTTCACTATTTAAATAGCCCGACCAAATCAGCTGATCATTTTTATAAAACAGGGCTTTAAACTTTTGCTTATCCTTGGTGTATAAATGAGCGTATTGTCCGTCGTAGGCTGCGGTTACTCTTAACTCAACACCCGAACCAATTGAGGGTTGAAACTTGTTGCTAAGGGTAGCACGTTCCAAAGTGAGAGGATCTTCTCTCATTTCCATTTCCTCGTGAGCACCAACAAAATCGCGCTCGTAAATTTCGAAACGCGACATGCCACCATTTTTATCTTGCCATTCGCTATTAAAGCGCAATCTGTGTGTAGCCATTATGCAAATCCTCCCACTTTTCTGCCTTGGTGTTCCAGGTAAGCAACCAGGGCACCGTCTTCAAATCGGAATGAGAAGTTACCACCACCGCCACCAGTTTCGGAAACTGCAGTTTTCATATCGCCCAACATGTCGGAACGTTTACCTATCCACTCAGGATTATTTACCGCATTTGGATACTCACCCGTAAGTGCCACTGTTGGACCACTTACAACGGCACCGCCTGCAAAGGCAGGAATTACCGTATTAAACAAAGTGGATGCCGCAGCACCAGCACCTGCCGCTAAGGCAATTGCTCCCGGACCACTCCAACCGTAAAACTTCAATGTGTCTTTAATAATGGAAGCCACACCCTCGGCAATGTAAGCGCGTATAATCTCACGTGCAGCATTGCCCGCAGCATCAGCCAAATCGCCAAAGCTTTCCGCTCCGGTGGTTTTCATATCTTCCATTCGGTCGGCAAACTGAGCCATTGCCTTTTGTGGGCCGGTAAATTTCTTTTCTAACAAACCGAGCTTATCGATTAATGCCTGAATTGCCGTGTCGCCCGGAGTAAATCCTTGCTGAATCAAAGCCTCAATAGCTTCTTTTGTTAGTTCAATTTCTTCACGATTTGCGCTAAAACTATTGCCAAATAAGTCATTCCATTTTTTTGCCTCCTGAACCTGTTTTGCATAGTTCGACATTAGCTTTTCATAGCTATCGTCAATTTCAAGGTCTGTATCTAAATCAAGACTTTCGTCTGAGTCATCAATGTCAAGTTTAAAATCAATAACAGGAGCGGTTTTCTTTGCTGCCTTTTTCGTAGACGACATCATTTTATCAACGGTGGCAATGTAGTTCTTAAGGCGAGTTTGATTCTCAACAATTTCCTTACTGGTAACACCTTCCTGTTTTTCAACCGAATCTTTAAACCATCGGCGCAATTGGTTCAATTTAAAAGCAGCCGTAATTTCTGCCTGTTTTCGTGCATCTGCCTCTTGTAATCCTTGCGACTCCATTAATCTTTTGGTAGTCTCGTCTGTTTCTTTGGCAATAGCTGCCTTACGCTTTTTATATTCCTGGTAAACGGTTTCGGTTATTTTCTTTTGTACATCCTCCCAAGTTTGCAATTGTTGCTGGGCGCGCACCTTAAAATCTTCAAGTTGTCTTTTGTTTAAATGATCAATAACCTTATAAGTATCCTCAATGGAACTTACATCGGCAAGTAGCTTAGCACCTCGTTCCTGAGCTTCGTTAAATTTTTGTTGCGAAGCGGTTGCGCTATCAATATCAATACTGTAAGTAAGATAAGCAGCTGCCGCAGTTGCAAGCAATCCGGCAATTAAACCAATTGGGTTACTTTTCATTGCAAGGTTAAGAGCTTGCTGAGCCTTACGAGCTGTAACTACAACGCGAGAATAATTTACGGTTCCGGCACTGGCTGCCAATGTTGCAAGTTTATAAGCTGCGAAACCAACTGCGCCAATTTTAACAACCTTGGTAATGCTATCCATGTTGTTTACAAATCCGCTTGCAAGCGATAAGGCATTCGACTTAACGTCTAATATCCATTTGTTCCAATCTGCAAAAACTTTAGCGCCTAAGGTGTGAAATTCTTTTAATTGCTCTGCCCATGCTTGCTGCGCTGCGCTCGATTCTCCCGAATTGGCAGTAACCTGATCGAGATTGGTGTTGATATTAGCCAAGGTTCTAATAAACTGGATACCGTCCTCACCAGGACCACCAAAAATATCAGCCAAGGCAGCACCAACTGCCGGGCTTTGCTCTTCCATGTTTCCAAGTTTCGCACTCACTTGTTGCAACACCTCAAACATGCTCATCGAGCCACTTTTAATATCTTCCTGAATTTTAGATGAGCTTAAGCCAATACCGTCGAGAGCTTCGCGGGTGGCTTTTGTCATTTCACGCAGGCGTATGGTTCCCTCTTTAATCGAGTCGGCGGCTTTATCGTCGAAAACACCTATTTTATTAGCCTCGGCAATTATGGCAACCATTTCGGCAGCCGCTAAGCCTGCCTCTTCAAAGTGTGGGGAATATTCCGAAACTTGTTTTAGAAAATCGCCATTACTGTTGGCTGTACTTGCAAAACCTTGGTTTAAAACGTTGAATGCTTCTTGTGAGCTATCCTTAAAAGTATTCATCAATACATTACTAGCCTGTATCGATTCGTTTACGTCTGCATTGTATGCACTGGCAAGTGCCATGGCACCGCCTGCGGCTTCATTCAAAGCATCGCCTTGTATGCCTTGTAGTTTTTCAATATTTTGTCGAATGGTGGAAATTTCGCCTGCATATTCGGCGGCAGCTCCGGCTGCATCAAAAATCTTATCGGCTGCAAAAAGTGCACCCGCTGCAACAGCTGCACTTTTTAACATTCCTTCTATGCCAGAAGTTTCACGCCTAAACTTGTCTGTTTTGGCAGCAAAATCAAGTATGTACCTGTAAGTTTTATCAGTCATCTTTCCATCTTTCTTTTAGATCCTCAAATTTTGCTTTAGTACTGCCTTCTGTTTTTTTCTCTGCTTTTTCATCTCCCGGCAATTCCCACAAATCAGATTCACTAATTTGTTTATTTTGTGGAGGACAAAGCATTCGAAATACTTGTTTTCTGGCTACTCGTAATGATTTTAAGTACTCCCACTCCCTGTCTGAGTTCATTTTTTTTAAAAAAGCCGAGTATGCTTCCTGAAATTCAAAAGGGGTTAAGCTTAGAAATGTTTCAAGGCTTAACCCCATCTCACCGACAGCAATGCCGATCATTTCCGTCAAGCTTAATGCACGTGCGGAAGCACTTACTTGTTTTTTGAGCTCGCCTCCTCCTTTAATTTCTTTTTTTCCTCTTCTAGTAATCGAACAAATACTTTTACAATATCCGCATCCGAGTTGTCGATGAAATCCTGAAATGAGTCTCTAAATGCGATATTTGCTCTTTTGGCACAATCTCTTAGCTGATGGTAAATCTGTGCCAACATTGCACCATGCGAGTTTTGCCGAACATCTTCAATTGAAAATTCTGAATTTTCAAAATCATACATTCCTCGATTGGTGCGATAATATGGATATGTTACCCCTTGGTATACCAAGCTTGTTTTAGCCTGTTCTTTTTTCTTTTCCTGTTGTTGTGACATGTTTTAGAGTTGTTAAAAAAAAGGCAGGCAGTGCAGCCTGCCTTTTCGATTATCAATAAATTTTAAGCAGAAGGAGCGGTTTTAATTTCCGGTTTTGCTTTTTGTGAAAACGTTACACTCATGGTAGAATCCTCTGCCACAGCATCGCTTCTCTCAAGCGATTCGATATAAAATTCACCCTCCTCATATTTATCGCCAGCCTCTTCTACTTTAGGCGCATATTTTACACTTACCGCTACGCCAGCTAACTGTATTGCTTTAAGATCGTAATATGAAAAACCATCATAAAGCGTTAGTGATTCAACACTAATTTGCGTGTCAGTTTCATCCGGATAACGCTCTTTACCATTAGTGTCTTTAGTTCTCCTTTCTCTAAAGGATGTGGAGGTGCTTATTTTACAACTGGTACCATGCCCAACCGCTTCATAAGATCCACCTTCTTTTTTAATAGAAGCGAGAATATCCCCGCCATCAACAATTCCAGTTTTTGGCATAGCTATTGAATTTTAGGTTTAAACAAACTGAGTATAGCCTCGACTACTTGCTTGGTGGCTATACCATTTGCAATAAGTCCGGCTGACACCGCATAAATTAAAATCCAGTACCAGGCTAAGTCGATAAAAATTCCAAGCTGTAGGAAATACCCGACCACCGCTAGCACAACAGAAACTATCCACGATAAAATTTGAGTTTTTAAGCCCTCGGTTTTTATCAATTTCTTTAAAAATTGGGTAACCAAAATTACCAAAGAAACGAGCCCGGTTAAGCTTGTAAAATAAGAGCCAATGTCGATACTCGTTGAAGTTTCAACAGCTGCATTTGCCACAGTCTCAGCCATGGTCATCATGGGTGTTATAAATGCCACCATGAAAAGCATTAAAAAGCAGATGAATTTTTTCATTTTTTTTGTTTTTTACTGGTTTGTACTATGTTTTTAATTCCGTAGTATCCAAAATAAAAGAGCATGATTCCCCCTACATAAACCCCGAGTTCCTTAGCCAATTCAAACAAGAATAAAGCGTATTCTTTATCGAACTTATAGAACACAGCTGCGGCAATAAAAAGCACTAGAAATACACTTGAAAACATCACGGCAAGAATTCGCCTGGTAATACTTCTGATACTCGACTCGTCCAAGGTGTTTTTATACCATTCGAACCAACCAGCCCAAGCTGCTTTTGCATCGTCCGATTGCTCTTCTTTAGTATAAAAAGCCTTATCGATTCCGCTTGCAACAGTATCGAATGCCTTTTGTGGGTCTATCTTTTTCAGAAATTTAAACATGCTTTAAAGGGTATTTATTTCTTATTTAATTCCAATTTGGTAACTCTGTCGGTTAGCTTGTTAATTCGGCGGTTGTGTATTCTTTGATTGTCTTCAAGGCTCTTAATTCTGTAGTTCGATAAAACCATTGTTTTATCCATTTTCTTTACAGCTTCAATTAATGAATCGAACCTTTTAATTAATCGGCGAAAGCCCCACCAAATAATAACACCAGCACCCGAAATGTAAGCTATCGTCCACCAATCAATATCGGGTTTCATAATAGTCCCCTTTCTTCTAAAAGCTTGTGCAAAGCTTCGGGACCATACACATTTAAAGGATTGGTTTCGCTGTGCTCCTGAGCGTGTGGGTAATCTTTAAAATTCCAATCGCCGCCCCAGGTTAAGCCGAACCATTTGCAAGCATTCCCATAAACATCCCATAGCCTCTCGTTACCTTTGTAACTCCAAGCCGGGTCTTTTCCTATTAGCGGAACCGCATCGAATGCATAAGCCAAATTGTGCCAGCTTTCTCCTGGTGCCGCATTGGTTAATTTTTTTGTGCCTTTTTGTGGACCAACTCTCTCAATAACATCAGCCAAGTATCCGTAACCAGCATTTCTAAGGTTAATACACTTCACTTTTATCACACTCCACGATCTACCTTGACGGTAAAACTTGGCTTGCTCTTCCAAAGTTCTAAGGGTGTTGTAAACTAAAATATCAACGCCATTGGCTTTACATTGGTTAATAACCTGTAAGGCTTTTTGCATTGTTACCGGGTGCAATTGGTTAAGGTCTCTTGACATTTGCAAGCTATTTTTGGGGATGGTTTTGGAAAATGGCTGCCTCGCTTTCTAAGGGAGAAATACGGGGCAGCCTATCACAACTCTAAAGGTTTTGCGTTTTATGCGTTATCTTCAACTAAGGCAATAACACCTTTTTGATCTTCGCGACCATGTGAAGCTCCAAAACGAACTTGTGCTTCCAAAATGGTACCACCCATATAACCAGGTGCATTTTCGTTCACAATCGCTTTTAATTTTCCTTCTGCACGTCCAACCATTTTGTCATTCCAGAACAAGTTACCAGGACGATCTGTTGAAGCTATTTTTGCTTCGGTATCCTTTTTAACAGGAGTAGCGTCATTGGTGTATAACAGACCAATATGACCTTCATCGGTGCTTCGGTAGTAGATATCGATACCTAAAAGGTGACCAATAATACCTTTCTCCAACTTAGAAGTATTACCCGTTAAGTTGTAATCAACAAATTTGTCGATTCCCAACAAATCAGTGTAAGCATCAGGTGTTGCCAACATACACAATTTACCACCTAAGCCATCTACATTCATTCGCATTAAGGCGTTTTTTACCTTAAGCATATCTTTCAGTGTTAGCGCTTTACGATCCCCTGCCAAACCTATAACATTAGTTGCACGAGGTTCACCTGTTGACTTGATGATTTGAGCCTCTACACTTGGTGCCCAACCCACAGCAGCAATATCAGCACACTTGGTTTCAATAACCGAAGCTTGCTGTGCTTGCTTGGTAGCTCGCTTGTTGTAATTCAATGCAAAATCAGTTGGATTGTTAATCACCAATGGGTCAGCATAAACCAAATCAACAGCATAGCTATCGGAGCTATCCAATGCGGTTTTAACTGGCAAAGGCAGCGTTTTTGGAGCGCCTTTCTTTGCTTTTCCAATAGAGCCTTGAATAGGTCTCTCTACCGATGTAACATTATCTGCTACACCTGTTTCCGCGATCGATCTCTTGTAAAAAGAATTATCAGGGAAAATTACTTTTTGTAACTCTTTCGAGTACTTAATAGGATTTATTTGTGGCATTTTCTACAAATTTTAAAGGGTTAGGGTTAGTCAATCTGAGCAGGAGCGCCTGTTGGAACAAACACGTTGCCGTCAAAAACGAACTCGATAGTTTTGGTTTTACCTGCAACACCTACAATGCTTGCAGCCTGAATACCTGTCCCGAAATCAGTTTCCTGAGTTCCTGCAGTTTTCAACTTAAAGAGAATTCGATCACCAAGTTTCACACTCTCATCAATGGCTAAATTGATGGTACGGCTTGCGCTTGCTTCTACTGATGCACCGTCAACAACAGTAACCGAGTTAACAATCTCCAACTCTTGCGAGCCGGATGCTGTTAGGCTAAGCTGCGATGCATCGCCAAACGGATATCTTACAATTTGTTCTTCCATTACTATGGGATTTTTTAAGAATTAACAGAATAGGGATTACTTATACAGAGCGTTATCTGCATCCTCAAGCTTTTTAAACTTTTCAGGATCGCTAACCTCCATTGTTGCCAAAGCATCAGGATCGTTTTTTTCGTACCAGGCGAAAGTCTTTTCCTCACCTTTTCCACCGCCACCTTTGCCTTTGTTCAATTCGGCAATTACTTCCGAAATACGAGTAGTGTCGCCACCAGCTGGCGCGCCAGTGTTTTCTTCAAGGTTCAAGAAGTCCATAAATAAAGAGAAATTGTTCTTAGCCAATTCTCTCACGATCTTCTCGTTTTTGTCCGTCACTTTGCCGTGAGCTTTTGCCACAACAATTACACGATCAACAACCTTACTCAAATCAGGAGCTTGACCACCATCATTTTTCAACTTGTTAACCGCCTCAAGTACGACTTGCTCTTCGCTTTCTTCCGGCAAGCCCAACGCTGCAATAACTAATTTCATTTTGCGTGCTTTTTTTGGTTTATATTCATCGTTGAGTTTTGCCACTAGTGCCATTGGCTCCAATGCTGCTAACTCTTTTCTTCCTGTTTGGATAACTTCATCAACAAAGTCGTCGGCTTTTGCTTCCTCAGCAGTATACCATGTATCAGATCGTAGAATTTTGTTGATATCTTCCTCCGATTTTCCGCGTTTCATCAACAATTTGGTAAGGGTATCTTTAAGCATTTGAAGACCTTTTTTAGCTTTCGCCGATAATTGCTTAACCTTATCGCCATTTTCATCTTCGTAATATGGAGAGTGAAACATCAACTTTGCATAGTCATTAATTTCAACCCTATCGCCCTGAATTGCTACAACCGCAGCCATACTTGCGGCAATACCTACCGTGCGAGTAGTGACTTTTGCTGTTGCACCCAGAATAGCAGAAACAACGCTTAAACCATGCACAATACTACCACCATCGGAATTAATTAATACATCAATCTCGTCGTAGTTCTTGTCGAGCCAACGAAATTCCTGAGCCCACCAATGACCATTGGTTTGCTTTTCACCATCGCCCAGGATTCCTGAAAGTAAAATCTCAGCTCGTTTCTGTTCTTTGTTTACTATTTTCGAAAATTTCAGCTCCATTACATGTGTTTAAATTTTGTTCTTGTCGCAAATTGCGTACTGCTTTGAGACTCTAAAATTCATTAGTTTTACTGGCTTTTTCAATTAATTGCGCATGCCTTGCGCCAATTGCAGAAAGGGTTTCCAAGATTTTAGCAAATAAGATCGCAGAATGCGAATTTTAAGGCAAAAAGAGAATGGAACTAAACAAAAAGGCAGCTGCTGAACTCTTATTTAAGGAGGGATATGAGCAAAAGGATATAGCAAAGATTTTAAAGCTTAGCGAGGCGACAATTTCTAAATATGTTACTCAAGGCGGTCTGCGTAAAAAACGCTTAGATCATTCTATAAAACGCCAAACTTCCGAAGAAAATGCACTCTCAGCATTGGCTCACCAAACTACTGTTATCCGAATGATATCGGAAAAACTTACCGAACAACTAAGCCCTGAATTAAGCACCGAGGAGCTTGGAAAGCTATTGATTCCAAAAGGCGAAATCGACGCCGTTCAAAAACTATTTACAACTGTAAAAGGAAAGGAGCTCGATTGGTCGGCAATTGTTCGAATTCTTCGTGAGTTTTCGGTATGGTTGAAAGAGGAGAACCTTGTGTTGGCTCAAAATATTATTGAACCTATCGA